AAATACCAGAATGATATTTCCTGTAATCAATACTAATGGCGACACGTGAAAGACCTTATTTGTAAGAAACAGAAAAATGTAATAACCCATCCAAGCGATAACACTTTTATAACTGCGTTTTCCAGGTCCCAGAAAAGCAGTCATGCATCTCTGCATAATCAGAAGATGCAGAAAAAGAAAAAACAAATCAGACACTGTCATCAGAAGCTGTTTCATTCTATAACCGCCTTTCCTCCTGCAATCTCGCAGAGTTGCCGGCGGACTTCCTTCTGTCTGTCCTCGCTGATTTTTAACTCCATCTCCCTCTCCCCGATATATACGGTCACATTAAAAAAATTCATCTTTTTTATGTAATCATAATTCACAAGAAAAGACTGATGGATACGCAGAAAATAACACCTGCTGTCAGCAAGTTCCTTTTCCACACCATTCAGTTTTCCATAAAAGTATTCTGTATGACCGCTGCTGAGAACGATATGTACAACACGGTTGCGGCTTTCAAAATACACTATATTATTCAGCGGAACTTTTCTGATTTCCTTGTTAAATGTGAACTGATAGAAAACTTCCGTTTCTCCAATCCGCTGGCACGCCTCCTTATAGTAGCGGCAGAACAGTTCCTTCTCTAGCGGTTTTGAAAGGAAACGGAATGGCTCCACCTCAAACAGCTCCTTTAAATAGCTGTCATATCCGGAAATATAAATAAACAGCACACTGCGGTCAGTCTCCCTGATGAGACGTGCCGCTGATATGCCGTCAACGTGTTTCATTTCAATATCTAAAAAAATAAGACCGTAGCGTTCTCCTGCCCGGATATGTTCCACAAGGGTTTTACCGTCAGCAAACACTTCGGTCCCTACGCGGATGCCAAGTTTCCTGTTTTCTGCCATAACCAGTGTCTCAAGACTACCTGCAAATCTCAAATCATCATCACATATAGCTATCTTTAGCATAGTCCCCCACGTCCTTTATATATAATTCCTTTTCTTCTAATTGTGCCTGCTCTAGCCTTTTTAGAACACAAGATAAAGTCTTTTTATTTGTTTCTGTCAGGTTGCGGTAATGAAGCACAATATCGTAACAGTCCTCCATTTCCTGATTCATTCGCATCTGTCCGTTAAGGTCTCTCTTAATATCAGAAATACCAAGAAGATATCCTGTGGAGACATTAAAATATTCTGACATCATTATAAGTGCTTTGGCGGTTATGGTTTGCGTATTATTCTCCATTCTGCTTATTGATTGCTGGGTAGAATCAATGATTGTGGCAAGAGCTTCCTGTGACAACCCATGACTTGTCCTAATTTCACGAATACGATTTACTATCATAGTTATAATTTCCTTTCTATTGTCATTTTACACAAAACAATAGCAGAATATTACAACGTATATGATTATCTAAATACTAATATATGGATATTCTTAAGAATTTTAGTTCTATATAGGGAATTGAATATAAAAGAAAAAATTTAAGGGCATAAATATTTCCCCACACAAGGGAAAAATGACAAAAAAGTAGGTAAATATTACGAGGTAAGAAAAAAAGCTTTGTTGCTGATATAATAAATAATAGGATTGTAAATTAGTAATAGAGTGCTAAGTTTTTTGAAAAATCATACATTTTAGATTGTAAAAGGAGGTAGCATATGGGAAATTACAGTGATTTTGATCTTGATATTCGTTCAGGAGAACCTGCAGAACCTGCAGCAATCACATCAAAGGCTTGTGAGGTTTTATGGGAAATGGCAACAGCTTCAATTGATTATTGTGGTAAAATCAGTGAATTGATTTGCCCAACAGATGCATGTACAGTGGGATGTTCAAGCGATACTTGTTCTGCATGTCATTCATATTGTGGAGCTGCATGTCGTAGAATCGGATAATTAAAAAGTTTAAAACTGTGTTATAGAAAATAAGCATTAAGCAGCACTCTTATTATTAATTTCAATGTAAAGCGATAAGGGGAAACCTTATCGCTTTATTAAAAGAAGAATGTGGGATTGATAATCATTTAATTTTACATAATTAGATGTCAGTAGAAAGTTTATTAATTTTTCTTAGAGCAATACGATAAGAAATGTAAAAAAATAACAATGTTACAAGGAAATAAACAGTTAGAAATATTAAGGAGACTATAATTCTTTGATTAATTAGTTCAAGATAGAAAAAAGTATCAATTTGGGAACTCATAACAAAAATGGTAATACTATTTAAACTAGAATAGCATAGTGCAAATAGCCAACACCAGTGTGGAAAATGTTGGGTTCCATTAAAAAGAACTCCTTTTATTGACATCCAAATGATTAACGCACAAGGCGCTAATGAAATAACCCAACCGTTTAAGCTTGTTTGAAAAAAATAATCTAGTAGATTAGTAAGATTATCTAATATAATTATACCCCAAAAAAGTTTAACATAAATTGTGTTCCGAATATTTGTGATCCTTTCATCACAGTGAATGGTGGTTTTCATAAGTTGTCCTCCTCCCAAAATAAATCGTTTAATGTTTTGTTAAGTACTTTGCATATCCGAATACAAAGCTGAAGACTGGGATTAAACTTTCCGCCTTCTAGTAAGTTGATAGTAGGGCGTGTAACATTAACTTTGGCAGCCAGTTCTTCTTGAGAAAGATTCATCTCAACGCGCGCTAATTTAAGACGCATATTTTTCATTTATATAACCTCCTTTCTATATATATTATATGATATATCAAACAAAATGTAAAGTATATAATACAAAAAATAATAAATATATAACGTTATGTGAAAAAGATTATTATGTTTTGGTAATAGAACTTTTAAGTATTTGATTCAAGTGTCGGAGTAATAAAAGAGTTACGAAATAAAGTAAAAGCAAATTAGGAGGAATTGATATGATGCCATATGAAGTAGGAAAGACGTTTATTATTAGGGTTCCATTATTATCTATAGAGACTTATAAGGAATTATGTTCAGAAAAGGATAATGATGCTTTTATACGAAAATGCTATGCAAACGATGTGCTAATGGAATCAATTGCTATAGCATCTACGAGTCTGTATGAAGCATTAAGAAGATATTGTATAAGCGGAAATGGGAAAACAGAGAATTTAATACAAAGTATAAGGAAATTTTTAAATAGAGCTGCAACAAGAACAACTCCTTTTGGTCTGTTCGCAGGAGTAGAGTTTGGTAATTTGGGTGATAAAACGGATATAGAGTTAAATTGTATTTCACAATATTATAAGCGCGCTAGAGTTGATATGGAGTGGCTTAGTAAAATAGTTATAATATGTGAAAATAATCCAACATATTGGAATCATTTGAGATTTCGATTTAATTCAGATTGTTATGAAGCGGGAAATCGCTTACTCGCACCTGGATTGAAGTTACAAGTACAAAGGGAAGAGTTTGTCGATTGTGTGGGAGAAGCGATGTCTGTAAAGAATACAGAAGCAGTAAAATTTATATATAATAATTTTGGTACAGATTATTTTATTATGAATGATTTGATTTTGAAATTTAAGGAAGAATACTGCGATTTAGATTCAGGCGTATTACTTGTTTTTTTGAAAAACTTGATTAATATGTCAATTTTAGTATCGGAATTGCAGCCACCACAAGTTGATACAAAACCATTGTGTTATGTAGTGAATATAATTAGAGAATATGAGATAGACGATGGCTTATTAAATAAATTACAGAGAGTTTTAGATTTAATTGAACAATATAATCAAACTGAAATGGGGAAAGGAACAGACTTATTTTTACGGTGCTGTGATTTGATGGGGGAGATTCAAAACTTAAAATCTGGACATTATCTGCAGGTTGATATGAGGACTAAGTATGTGCGTTGTGAGTTAAATAGAAGCGTTGCAGATAGTATTGAACATTTTATTGAAATTGTTCGAAATGAAGCATTTGTGTGTGAATATCCAGAGTCATTAAGAGCTTATTCTAATTTGTTTATTGAGAAATATGGATATAACAAAGAAATAGCAGTACAACAACTATTAGATCCAGATATTGGTTTGGGTGCTCCTGCTGGGTATAGCAATCCCAAAACTAACAATCCATTGGTAGCTTCTAAAAGTTATATTGCAGATAGAATAATGAAAATAATTACAGAGAAATTGGCAATTTGTAAAAATAAAGAACTTTCGGTTGATTTGGAAGATTTAGATTTAAAGTGGATATTTAATAAGAAGAATGAATTGACAGAGCAAGATTTAGATTCCATGGAATTAGCATTTTACATAATGGGGGAATCAGAGGAGGATATCGAAAAAGGTGATTTTCTATTAGTAACATCGCCACTTTTAGGAAGTGATTCAGCGTGTAAAGCCATAGGTAGATTTACGGATTTGTTTGAGGATGAGAAAACTAAATTGTTTTTAGAGAATTTATATAACCAAGAAAGAGCATTGTCACATGATAGGGGAACACTTTTAATAGAAGGACATGAGATGCCAATTAATGGAAGGTATTATAATCTTTGTCAGAATACATATGGTAATAAATTGCAATTAGCGGTATCTCTAAATTTACCAGACGAAAAAATCAAAATAGAGTTAAATGATTTGTTTGTTGGGATATCGCAAGAGACAAATATGTTTTATGTTCGTTCTTTAAAAAACAATCAGCATGTTCGAATATTACTGCCTAATATGTTAGTACCGTCTTTGTATAGTAATACACTTCGTTTTTTATATGAGGTTACTAACATGAATTATAGTAATGTTTTTGCGATACAAAGTTTTTGTATGAGTTCACAATATAAAATTTTCCCACGTATAAAATATGGGAAAATAGTGTTGTCTCCTGCAAAATGGTATATTTCTATAGAAGACTTACATTTAAAAGAAAAAAGTTTTAAACAATTTAAGCAAGCTTTTGGAGAATACCGAGAAAGATATTGTATCCCAGAGGCAGTGTATGCAGGAAATGCGGATAATAGGTTATATTTAAATTGCATAGACGACTGTGATTTGCAAATTTTATATAATATGTTAAAGAAAACTCCTATTAATTTATTTGAAACATTTAGCATTGATAAAAATTGTTGGGTGAGAAATAGTGAAAAGGAATCTTTTGTGTCAGAAATTATTTTTCCTGTATTTAAAACTGCTGGTATAAAAGAAGATTTTCCTAAAGAGCGTAAGGAGGTAATAAAATTAGATACAAAATCAAGGTACATGGACAATGCCGCAGCAATTCCGCTTAATGCTGAGTGGAGAAATCAATTTCCAGGTCAAAATGGATGGTGGTATCTTAAATTATACTACAACAGTGTTAATTCGGATCGACTTCTTGGAGAAAATATATATTTTTTGTGCGAGGAATTATTAAAGAGGAAATATATTGATCTATTTTTCTTTATTCGATATGCAGACCCAAAGCCGCATATTCGCTTACGAATACATTTATGTGAGAAAAATATGGACGGAGACTTAATAAGTGTGTGGATGCAAAAAATGTATGCGGAATTAAATATTTCTTCGTGTAAAATAGATGTATATGAAAGAGAAATTGAGAGATATGGAGGTATAGAATTAATTAATTATGCTGAAAAGTTTTTTTATAGTGATAGTTTATATGTTATGCAATTATTAAAGTGTCAAAAAAATGATAAAAAAAATACGAAGATTGTAAAAGCGATAATGGGTATTTTGTCGCTAGCTTTGTGTACACAAATATCAGTTGGTAATTTGGAAAACCTTTTAAGTGAGATGGTTGATAAAAAGAAATATCGTGAAATATATCATGAACAAAGGAAGGAGATATTGAGGATTATTATTAATACAAGACATAACATTATAGAAGATAATCTCGAATTTATTCAAATATATCATTGGCGAAAAAGGATGTTCGAACAATATTGGAGAGAAATTGTCAAACAAGATGATGATTTGAAGCTTTCAAATAGTAGAAGAAATATTTTATTTAGTATAATTCATATGTTTTGTAATAGATATTTTGGAGATACCGAAAAGGAGAGGATGATTATGGCAATTTTATATCATGGAATACATGATACAAATGAAATGGAAAAGCATAATATTTTAAATGGTAAATAAAGATTTATTTTTGAAAAAGTTAAGAAATTTAATAGAGAATAGGTGGTGAATTCATATATGGGGGAAAAAAGTAAGTTTAAAATAACGGAGGCAGTAAAGATTTTTGTAAGACTTCATGGTTTTATCATAAATATTACTCCTTTTAGAATAGTATTATCTATAGTAATTACATGCATATTGGGAATATTACCGAGTGTATCAGTATATACTACACAGTTAATTATGAATCAAATACAAAAAAAAGAACTAGCGGTGTATTCAATTATCATGCTCTGCATATTATATATAGCTGTGGACATGGTAAGCACGATATTAAATTATGTGCAAAGTTACAATACGTTTATTATTAATCAGAAGATTGATTTGGCACTTATTGAAAACGTTTTAAAGAAAACTAAAGAATTAGAGTTAGGTGATTTCGAAACACCAGAAATAAATGATTTAATCAGTCGTGCTAATGAACAAACAAGTGGAAAGGCATATGCTTTTTATATGTTAGTATTAGGAATATTTCAGTCATTTGTTCTGATTTTTAGCAATGCATATATATTGATACATTTAAAGGAATATTTCATCCTGTTAGTACTTATATTTCTAATTATTATACATTCTATTAAAACACTTAGATTAAGTGAAAAACAATACTTTATTATCAAAGAAAGAACAAATGATTCAAGAAAACAATGGTATTATCAATATTTGTTGACAAATGATATAGCATTTAAGGAGATTAAACTATTTGGTAGCCATTCGTTTTTGATTTCAGAATTTAAAAAATTATATTATCTTTTTTTTGAACAAGATAAGGATATACAAAAGGAGATAATAAAAATGGATATAAGTATGAATTTGATCGAACAAGCTGTGATTGGTGGTACATTCTTAGGTTCGATGGCAGATGTATACAATGGAAAAAGATTAATTGGAGATGCATTGGCATATATAAAAGGTATAAGTAATATAAAAAGTGGAATCCAATCAATTTGTACAAAGATAGTAGCAATGTTAAAACAAGCATATTATATTCAACAATTATTCGACTTCCTTGATTATAGAAGTGTGATAAATAGTTCCACCGGAACGATTAAAATTGACGAAATTGAGAAAATTGAATTACAGTCTGTTTCGTTTCGATATTCTTATAAAAAAAATGATAGTATTAGAAATGTTAATTTTGTTTTGAAAAAGGGTGAACTGTGTTTAGTGGTTGGAGAAAATGGTTCGGGTAAAAGTACATTTTTGAAATTGTTATCAGGATATTATATGAATTACACTGGAAAAATTTTGGTTAATGATATCGATTTTAAAGATTTGGATATAGAAAATTATCGAAGCAAGGTTAGTATCTTATTACAAGATTTTACACGGTATGAAATGACAATTGACGAAAACATTAGGATGGGTGTACTTAATGAAGAAATTTCTAATGATAAAATTCAAAAAGTTATGTTTGATGTTGCGCTTGATAGTTCATTAACTGCTAATAACAATCAGCAGTTAGGATATTGGTTTCAAAATGGAACTCAACTATCAGGAGGGCAGTGGCTTAAAATTGCTCTTTGTAGGACATTTTTAAGGCCAGCAGATATAGTAATGTTCGACGAACCCAATGCAGCATTAGATCCAATATCTTCAAAGCGAATTATGGAAATGATAGAAGAAAAAACTCAAAATAAAATATGTATTATTTCAATTCATCATCTTGCAAATTTAAATTTAATTGGGAAAAAAATATGTGTATTTAAAGATGGAGAAATTGTTTTGCAAGGGATTTATCAAGAGTTAAGTGACGAACTAGAGAAATATGGGTTAAACCCTGAAAAAAATTAGATAAAAGAGAGGTAAAATAAATGATAGGAACTAAAGAAGTTATGGAAAATGAAAAAAACTTAAAATCAATAATAGAGTTCTATTTAAATGGTGTAGAAAAGTATCTAGCATATGATACTGTGTCTGATAGCCTACATTCAATATTGCTTTTGGCAGAGCTTTATAATAATTTAGAAAATACTAAAAAATGGGATAAGATAATATATTTGAAATGGAACAATATTCAAGAAAAAAGTAAAGGCAATGGGAATTCTTTTTTTGCAAGAATGGGTTTTTTCAATGGGTTGGCAGAAATATGCTTTATAGCAGATATTTTAAATAGTTCTACGGGAAATTATCAAAAATTAGTATATAAATTACGAACTGCTTTTATAAATACAATCCCTTCATATGTTCATATGTTGTATGAACATATGAAGGAGATGAAATGTCCTGATTATGACTGTATTAATGGTGCATCAGGAGTTATTCGTTACTTACTAGATTGTCCGCATGATCAAGCAAAGGATATGGCAAAACTATTGGTTCAATATTTGGTTGATGTTACTAATAGAAAAGGTGAATATCCTGCATGGTATATTAAGAATTACAATTTACCAAGTGAAGAGGATAGAATACTATATGCATCAGGGGCGATTAATTTTAGTTTGTCACATGGTGTATCAGGTATATTGGCTATTTTAATAATGGCATTACAAAAGGGAATTTGTGTATCAGGGCAAAAAAGTGCAATCGAAATATTAGCTCACAAATATATTCTTGAGTATAAAGTAGTCGAGAATAATATTCCATATTGGCCAGGAATGCTATCATATGAAAAATTTAAAAAAAGAGAAATAGATGATTTATCAAGACGAATGAGTTGGTGTTATGGTTCAATAGGAATTTTACGTTCATTACAACTTTACGAGCAAGCTTTTCCGGATTATAGGTTGAAAAGAGAAATTGAAGATGCGGTTATATTTTTATCAAAAATTCCGTGCGAGGAGTATTTGTTTGATTCGCCGACAATATGTCATGGATATGCAGGAATGTTAGTTGTTTTGAACGTTATTAACCAGGAGGTTAAGTCCGATGTAATACAAAAGCGTGTACTAGAATTGGTGGATATATTAAATAATTTCTTTAGTGAAAAAAATAGATTTGGTTTTCAAAATATTGACTTTGTATCTTCGGAAGAAGGGATATTAAAAAATGTAACGGAAGATCTTTCTTTTTTGACGGGAAGTACAGGAGTGATATTAAGTATGCTATCTGTAGTAAGAGGAGAAACAACATTTGAAAAACATTTATTAATAAAATAATTTTGATATTGTATAAAGTATAAAAGATGAATAATAATATTTTTCTGTTTCTTACAAATAAGGTCTTTCACGTGTCGCCATTAGTATTGATTACAGGAAATATCATTCTGGTATTTCTGATTAGTACTGTTACTGCCAGAAAAAGCATAAAGCTGAGGTGTGTGTTTACCATACTGATCTGTTCTGTATGGATGCTGGTTGAGGTTCTGTGTGCAATGGTACTGACGGTAGCCGGAGCGCAAAACGCTACCCTTTCAGATGCCGGCAATGTCATCTCCAAGCTCTGCATGCTTCTGCTTTCCGTCCTGATCAGCCACTATATGAAAGTCAAAAACAGTCCTGAGATTTCCCTCAGGTATTTTCTTGTCATCCTGCTGGTTCCGGCAAGCAGCATATATATCATGCACAACATATTTATCATTGCAGCAGTATATGATGAATTCTCCAAATTTTCTGTTTTTGCCAGTCTCATGCTTCTCCTTGTCAATTACGTGGTTTTTGAGATATATGACTGGATGAGCCGGGATGCAATGGTCAGGGAGCAGAACCGCCTCTACGGACAACAGCTTGAACTATGTAGCCGGCAGGCAGAGGAACGGGAAAGTCTTTATCTTGAAATAAGGCGTCTCCGTCATGACATGAAGAATTATCTTTCCTGCCTTCTGGGTGCAGTGCAGACAGGTGAAAAGAAGGAAGCGGAGATGCTTATACAGGAAATGCTGAATGACGGAATCAGCAACAGAACTTCGGAAGTTTCCCGCAGCGGTAACATTGTGGTGGATTCGCTGGTCAACTATAAACATGACCTTGCCGAAAAAGAAGGGATTATGTTTGAAGCCAATGTATTCATTCCTGTGTCCCTGCCATTCCAAAGCGGACACCTTGCAGTTATTTTGGGGAATCTGCTGGACAATGCTCTGGAGGCATGCCGAGGCGTACCGGAAGGACAGCGGTACATAAAGCTGGATATATCCTATGTAAAGGAAATGCTTCAGATATGCATACGCAACAGTTATCATGCAACACATAGAAAAGACAGTTCCGGCAGATATCTTACCACAAAGAAGGACACGCTGGATCACGGCATCGGGCTGTCATCCGTAGAACAGGCAGTATCCTGTTATCACGGCGAGATGACTGCTGAAGGAACAGGGAACGAGTTCCGGGTGTCAGTGGTAATGTATGGCTCTGACGGGGAAAATGACGAGTTGTGTCGTATTTTCAACATACAATAATGTAGAATGCAAAAATATACTATACTTACACCTATCAGATCAAAGAGGGAGGTGTCATTTTATGACAAAGAAAGCAAGTAATGCAGTAGCAAAAGTTTTAGAGAAAGTTGCAAGTAAATCAGTAAAGATGGCGGCAGACAGCAGGTGTATGTATATTTATCATCAGCCGAAACAGCCTGCCGGGGTCAAAGAATTTCGCAATAAATAAGTCATTTATAAAGTGCGAAGTGAGAATGCAGTCATAGACATGGGAATGATTCATGGCTTGGCTGCATTTTTTATGTATAGCTGAAAAAAGATTCCTTGAATACACTTCCTGAAGCAGATAAGACATTACGAGGGGAGAAACAGTCTGTTGGTGGGAAGGAAGTTATGGATAAATTCTGCTTATTTTTCGGAAAAGGCAAAAAATAAAAGAATAGGAAGTACACAGACCGCTACTTGGCGTGCAGTTTTATCGGAAAGGGTAATGACTGCACGCTTATTTTTTACCCTTTCTGCTGTTAAAGACGTAGCAGAACTTCATAACAAGAGTCCACCAGATGTCCTTCATTTCAAGAAAAATCACGAAATGGAGGACATTTTTATGTCAGAATGGAGAAAAATCCGAATACAGGACTATTACAAAGAAGCTGTAGGAGAGGAAGAATATACCTATGTCACCCCGGAGGTTTATGAGATACTGGCGAACACTTTCAGAAAAGAAGCGCATGCAGAGCAGATGCGGGATTTGAGGAACAGAACCGCAGAAGGATATACGGAAGGCGATACGGAGGACTTACTAATGGAATCCCCGGAGTCATTGGAAGATATGGTCATCCGGCAGATGGAAATAGAAACCTTACAAAAAGCGATGCAGACACTTTCGGAAATCCAAAGAGAGCGCCTGCATCTTTATTTTTTTGAAGGGATGACTACGAGGGAGATTGCCGACAGACAGGGAACAAATCAGAATGCAGTGTGGAAATCCATACAGAGTGGTGTAGCAGTTTTGCGTCGTTTTTTCTAAGCGGAAATTATTTCCCAATGTGCTAAGTGTGTTATGTTTACAAATCATTTTATGGTACAAAATGGGGAGCCTCACAGATTGGAGGCTCCCCGTTTAATGCAGGAAAGAACCATAGTTCTGCCTGTCATCAATAATATAATCAATTTTTACACAGTTTTCTTCTTCCTTTATCTGGAAAACGAACCAGAGATGCGGCCAGAAATTCAGGACACGGTATCTGGCAGGAATATATTTCAGTCTGGCACAGCCGATGAGCGGCTGGTTTTCCAGATAAGAGATTTTCTCATCATAGGAATCCAGCAGGCGCATGGCACATTCCAGTCCGTTGTCCGCATGACAGCGGTCAATATAGTCTTCAAGTACGGCGTTAGCCGCAGGGGAAACATCTACTTTATACATGGGCAGCTTTCTCCTTTAAACGGCTGCGTAAGTTTTCGCTGACGGTACGCGCAGGAATATCCGCAATACCGGCACGCCGCTGTTCCTCGACTTCAATCAGCTTTTCACGAAGTTCAAGCTGTTTTTCTCTCTGGTCATACGCTGTGATATCCATAACCACCAGATCGCCTTCCCCATTTTTGGTCAGGAATACCGGCTCACCGGTCTGTTTGCAAAGATTGGCTATTTCTGAATAATTCTGCCGGATTGCAGCAGAAGGTTTAATCAATGTCTGCATGGTCAAAACTCCTTTCATAGTAAAATTCTGAATCAATTCTAATCTTATTATACAATAAATGGCAGAAAAAAATACAGCAGAAAAGAAAAAAATATTTTTTTTTTAATTTTTAGGGTGGTCAAAATGCGTTTTTGTGTGAGTACCTTATGAGAGGAATTATTTTCGAACAGATGGTCTCTTTCGGGAACGCCTCTCATGGTACATTGACAAACGCCGGAGAGGAGCTTCCAGAAGGAAACTTAAACCGAGAGCAGCGGCATATCACGAGTGAGCTGCCAGCCATATCCAACAATCTGGATACATTAGCCATTCCAAGAGCCGTTACCGGGGCGCAATGACAGTCCTGCGGCAACAGGGCAAGAAAGGGCTGACAGTTCTGACTGTCAGCATCCGCTGCCGTGTATGTCGTGAAAAAGATCGCATCTAAGGATTCGAGCGGGAAAGCCGGGGAACAGCCCATCCGTGGCGGGTGGGTGCGAAGACGGGAATGAGCCTATAATGATACTCCTTGAGATAGCCAGCACGCAGTGATGGAGGTGAGATGCCAGTGATGTCTGTCTGCCGTAAGGCAGATGCCAGCAGACAGTCCAGATTGTTGCCTAAGGGTGTACCGGGACAGAGAGAACGCAGGAAATTCTTTTCATGCTCCTCTGTTTTTGCGGCACATCCGGCTCCGGGGAGTAGTGTCGAATAGGAGCAGTCATTTCATAATAAATGAGATGAAGGACAAAAGGAAGTAAGGCTTAATAACAGAATTCATGCGGTGGAGGTTATGGCTTCCACCGTATTCTTGTGGGATTAAGCACAGATGAATATGAAAAATGAAAGATGCCGCAAATGTGGCAGGGAAAGGACGGATATGGATATGAAGAAAGAAGATATGAAACAGGTAGAGAAGGTCTTGGATACGGAGCAGGTTGGCTATGCATTTCTCTATCCGAGTGGTAGTGGAGCAAGAAAAGAGTACATGATTTCCACAACGCCGGAGAATCTGGCAAACTTTTTAGGAAGCCATTTCATGGATGCAGAAAAGATGATTGTCACAGATATGTGCGACAGACTGATTCTGGATACCTTTGGCGGTTTTATCAATAACTGTCCGGATCAGAAGCTCTGCGGAGAGATTGTGGCGAAGTTGGCTCCCATTCAGATGGGCGAGGCAGAGGCCGGAGAAGTCATCATGGTAGACCGCGATGTGGCAGATGCTTTCTTTGCGGCAGAGGATGAGGCAGTAACAATGGCAGAATGTGCCATCATGTAGGAAAAGTGTTTGTAGCTGAGATTTTAAGATTAGTATTCGTGAAATGGAGGAATGGAAGATGCGGGTATTAGTTGGAATAGGGATTGCAGCAACCGTAGTTGTGATTGGAACACTGGTGCTTTTTGCAATGGCGGTAAATACAGCAGGAAGCTATCAGAGGGATTGAGGAAGGAGTATGGCGGTATGGGGAATATGCAGCAGGGAGCCAATGAGGTCATGTATAAGATTGCTTCACATCTGCTTTCAAAGATGCAGGAAAGCGGTCTGATAAGCGAGGAAGAAAGAGAAAAAATTAATGTTTTGAACATTGAAACCTTTTCTCCGGAACTTGCCAAAGTATATCTGTAATAATGCTAGATATATTTTGGTTAGTGTGGTAGTGTATGTAGCTGACAAGGGCAAAAACCCTTGAAAAATAAGGAAAGGAGAGACAGATATGGCAAAAAAGATAACGGTCATTCCGTCAGTTTCCGAGAGTCTACATACACAGATGAAACCGAGAATCCGGGTATGCGGATATGCCAGAGTGAGTACGGCCAGTATGGCACAGGCAGATTCCTATGCCGCACAGGTGGGGTATTACACGGAAAAGATACAGAGCAATCCCTTATGGGAATTTGCCGGGGTATATGCAGACGAAGGGATCACGGGAACCAAGGCGAAAGGCAGATACGATTTTAATGAAATGATAGCTGCCTGTGAAGACGGCGATATCGACCTGATTCTGACCAAATCCATCACAAGGTTTGCAAGGAACACGGTGGATTGCATCCAGACCATACGAAAGCTGAAAGCCATCGGTGTGGGGATTACCTTTGAAAAAGAGAATATCAACACACTGGAAGAAAAGAGCGAGCTTCTGCTCACCATCATGGCATCCGTGGCGCAGGGAGAATCCGAAGATTTTTCAGGAAACAACCGCTGGGCGGTTATCAGCCGGTTTGAGAAAGGGACCTTTATTGTCGGCACACCGGCATACGGATACCGGAAGGATGAGGATGGGAACCTGATGATCGAAGAAAAAGAAGCGGAAGTGGTAAGGCTCATTTTTGAATCCTATCTAAACGGTACCGGAACATACCTCATCAGTAAAATGCTGAATGAGCAGAATATCCCGACCATACGTGAGAGCGAGCAGTGGCAGGACAGCGTGATTAAGGAAATCCTGAAGAATCCGGTGTATGAGGGAGATGCCCTGCGGCAGAGGACATACACAGAAAAGCAGTTCCCGTTTGTCCGAAGGGGAAATACTGGGCAGATGCCAATGTATCTGACAAGGGATGCCCATCCGGCGATTGTCACCCACGAAGAAGCGGAGGCGGTAAGAAGCATCATGGAGTACCGGAGCAGGACCCTTCATATGGGAGGAGAGAAGTGCCAAAACAGATACTTATTCAGCAGCAGAATCATCTGCGGGGAATGCGGAAGCCATTTCCGTAGACAGAAGATATACATCGGAAAGCCTTATGAAAAGATTATCTGGACCTGCCACCGTCATGTGGAGGATAAGGAGAGCTGCCAGATGAAGGCAATCCGGGAGGATATGCTGCAGCAGGCATTTATCACCATGTGGAACAAGCTGTACACCAATCAGGGGACGGTGTTAGAACCCCTGCTGAAAGCACTGACCGGGCTGGCAGCAAACCAGCCGGATACCGAAGAAATGGAACAACTGGATAGAGAAATAAATAGTTTGAGCGAGCAGAGCCGAATCCTGAATCAAGTCATGATGAAGGGATATATGGACTCTGCTCTTTTTATGGAAAAGAACAATCTGCTGGCACACCGGCTGACAGAATGCAGGAGAAAGAAAACGCTCCTTGCAAGAAAGCAGAAACGGACAAAGGAGATTGTAGGGACCGAGCAGCTCATAGGGCTTCTGAAAAAGGAAGGATACCAAAGGGAATTCAACGAGGAATTGTTTGACCTTACAGTTAAGGAGATTCGGATATCCCTAACCCACGAAATCACCTTCTGCCTGCATAACGGGCTGAGCCTGACGGAAGAGGAAGGAGGAGATGCGGATGCAGTGGCATACACCAATCGGGTATAAGGTCATAAACGGAAAAATCGAGGTTTATGAGGAACACAGAAAACTGGTGGAACAGATTTTCAGGGATTATGACAGCGGCATATCCGCATGGCAGATTGCGAAGAGTCTGAAGGGGCTGGGCGTGAAAAATGCAAATGGAAGAGTGGCATGGACCCATGCTTCCATAGGAAGAATCCTGGAGAATCATAACTATCTGGGAACGGAGTATTATCCACAGATTATAGAGAAGGAACTCTTTGACAGAGTCCAGAAAAGACGGGAGCAGGTAAGAATCGAAGGAAGCCGGGGAAAGCACAGACCGGAAAAGAGGGAACGGCTGTTATTTGGAGGGGTTTTAGTATGTGCGGAATGCGGTAGTGTTTACAGCCATATTCAGGCACACAACAAAAAGAAAAAGAACGAGATTCCGAAGTGGAAGTGCAAGAACTATGTGTATCAGAATAGAGTAACCTGCAAAGGCGGCTTTATCTCGGACAGGCAGGTGGAAGAGGTGTGCATTCATGCCATCAACAGCTTGATACAGAACCCGGAGTTGACGGAGAAGTACCAGGAAAAGCCGCAGCAGATCAGCCCAGCATACCGGAGACTTGAGACACGGCTGGAGAACATAAGAAAAGCAGCTTTAGAAGAGGGTACAGATACGGATATGGATACCGGGCAGCCCTGCACCGGAGAAACCGGTACGGAGAAACTGACAGCACTGCTTTTTGAACGGGCGGTGGAACGCTACAAAACCCTTGAGGTAAGGGATGAGGACATCCGATCAGAGGAGATGAAAGAAACACTTGCCGGCAGGGAAGAAATCACAGAATTTGATGAGGAACTGTACCGGAAGCTGATAAAACAGATTTTAGTGTACAAGGACAACTCAGTCAAAATCATTTTTCACAATAACAACAGTATAAAGATTGGATACGGAGAGGAATAAAATCCCTGCCATCCGTATCCGGGAAGGAGGAGAATATGCCGGCTACAGCAGTCCAAAAGAAAGTATCCATGATTCCGGCAAAACCCCAGTATGACAGAAGCATTAAGCTGTCAGAGAAGAAACTGCGGGTAGCGGCCTACTGCCGGGTCAGCACGGAGCTTGAGGAGCAGGAAAGCAGCTATGAGGCACAGGTGGAATACTACACCAGAAAGATACAGGAAACAGAGAACTGGAAACTGGCGGGCATCTATGCCGATGACGGAAAGAGTGCCACCAACACCAAGAAGCGTGACGATTTCAAGGCCATGATTAAAGATGCAGAAGGCGGTAAAATCGACATGATACTGACGAAATCTGTCAGCCGTTTCGCCAGAAACACCGTAGACTCACTGCTGACCATCCGCAAGCTGAAAGAAAAGAACGTGGCGGTGATCTTTGAAAAAGAGGGCGTCAACACACTGGACGGAACAGGGGAAATCCTGATTACCATTTTAAGCAGTCTGGCACAGGAGGAAAGCCGGAACATCAGCGAGAACACCAGATGGGGCGTGGTAAGGAAATTTGAAAAGGGAAAGGTCATTGTCAACCATAACAAATTCATGGGATACACCAAGAATGAAAACGGAGACCTGGTCATAGTCCCCAAAGAGGCAGAAATCGTCCGGCTGGTTTTCCGGCTTTATCTGGAGGGATACAGTGCGGGAAAGATAGCAAAATATCTGGAAGAACAGAAGATTAAAACGGCAACCGGACTGGAAAGATGGCATGATACGGTTGTGCTAAAGATGCTCCGGAATGAGAAATACATGGGAGATGCCCTGCTGCAGAAGACCTATACGGTGGATTTTATGACCAAGAAAAAGGTCATGAATAAAGGAATCGTGCCGCAGTATTATGTGGAGGATGACCATGAGGCAATCATACCGAAAGACCTTTTTTACAGAGTACAGGAAGAACTGGCAAGGCGGGCTTCCGTTAATAAGTCAGCAGTCACAAGAGAGAAGAAAAAGAATGGCAAGCATTCTTCGAAGAGTAAATATTCCTCGGAGTATGCCCTGACAGGAATCCTGCTCTGCGGGGAATGCGGACAGGAATACCGGAGAGTCACCTGGGCAAGAAACGGCAAGAAAAAGATCGTCTGGCGATGCAGCAACCGCCTGACAAACGGCACCAAATACTGTAAGGATTCCGTCACACTGGAAGAAGGAATATTAAATAGGGCGGTCATGGAGGCTATCCACCGGATTACCCGCAATGACGGAAACTTCGCATCCGCACTCAGGCAGAATGTCATACGGGTAATCGGAAGCTACGGAATGGAACAGGAACCGGACGAATACGATGGGAAAATCAAGGCGAAGCAGGAAGAGATGGTGTCGCTGATTGCAGAGAATGCCGCCATCAGTTCTTACACAGACGAATTCGATGAGAGGTACCGCAGAATCGCAGAGGAAATCAGCACCTTAAAAGAGGAACAGCTAGAAGCCAGAGGAAAGAAAAAACTGGCAGAGAGCTATGACCAGCGGTTAAAGGATATGGACAGCTTCTTAAAACAGCAGACCTACCAGATGCCGGAATTTGATAATGACCTTGTACGAAGACTGATAGCAAACATCAAAGTGGTGTCAGCGGACAAGCTGCTGATACAGTTCCAGTCGGGAATTGTCATGGAACAGGAAATCAGATATGACTGAATTTCAGGCAGGGATGACAACTGAATAAGGAAAGGTGGTTCCTGCCTGTAAAATCAATCCTACGGATTTACGGTAAGAATAAAATGCCTGGAGAGCCGGGCGTTTTATTGTTGGCGTAAGTGCAGCAGAAAAAAGGACAATTGAGAAAAATGATTGTCAGAAGATGGAAGAACAGATGTTCTAAAAAGTATTTACGCAAAACAAATGTTCTGGTATAATTTAAAAACAAGAAATAGGATACACAGAAAAGAAACAGGCAAGAGTGTGAGAACTTTTGTCTGTTTATCTCTCTGACGAAAAGCAGAATAGAGCAAAATAGAGCGGAAAGGAGCAGGCAGGATATGAGTGGCAGGGTTATTTTTCATATAGATGTAAACAGTGCATTTTTATCGTGGGAAGCTGTGTACAGAATCAGGCACCTCGGCGGAAAACTTGACCTGCGGACCATTCCATCTGCGGTAGGAGGCGATATCTCAAAGAGACACGGTATCATCCTTGCAAAATCCATTCCGGCTAAGAAGTATCATATAAAGACAGGAGAGCCGGTGGTAGATGCTGTGCGGAAATGTCCGGGACTGGTGCTGGTGCCGCCAAACTACGAATTGTACGAAAAAAGCTCGAAGGCGTTTATGGCGATTTTAAGGAAGTATTCCGGACAGGTGGAACAGTACAGCATAGACGAAGCATTCGTGGATATGACAGGCACAGAGAGCTTATTTGGAAACCCTGTGATTGCTGCCAATACCATGAAAGATGAGATATGCCAGACGCTTGGATTTACGGTGAATGTGGGAGTGTCAAGCAACAAACTGCTGGCGAAAATGGCGAGTGATTTCAAGAAACCGAATCTGGTGCATACCCTGTTCCCGGAGGAAATCGAAAAGAAGATGTGGCCACTGCCGGTCCGGGATTTGTTCTTTGCAGGCGGTGCTTCAGAAAGAAAACTGAATTCACTTGGTATACGAACCATCGGAGAATTGGCAAAGACCGATGTTAATACATTAAAAAGTGTGTTAAAAAAGCATGGAGAGGTAATCTTGGATTTTGCAAACGGCAGGGATGTATCTGTTGTAGAGCCGGTGCCAGCGGATAATAAAGGATACGGAAATTCAACCACCATATCCTTTGATGTCACAGATGCCAGTACCGCAAAAATGGTATTGCTTTCTTTGGCTGAAACCGTTGGAAAGAGACTGCGGAAAGATGATGTAAGAATTGAAGTGGTTGCAATCAGCATCCGCTTCCATGATTTGACTTATGCATCCCACCAGATGGTGCTGCAGTCGGCAACCAATATCACAAAAGAAATACACGATGCCGCCTGCCGGTTATTTGACGAATTGTGGGACGGCAGAGCAATACGGCATTTAGGGATACACACCAGCAGGGTATCACGAAATAGTGGCAGCAGACAGCTTTCCCTTTTTGACGATACAGACTATGAGAAACTGGAAAAGCTAGACAGGGCGGTAGACAGCATCCGGGAGAAATATGGCATGGATGCAATCCAGAGGGCCGCATTTTTGAAACAGACGGGAGTAGACCACATGAATGGTGGCATTTCCAGAGAAAAAAGGACAGTGGATTATAAAAACGAGAAGGAGATGTAAATGGGATTCCGGTTGGGAGATATAGCGGACCACACTGACAACGGCACCCTGCGTGGCATCCAGCGGGAGATTGCCTGTGAGTGTTGGTTTACGAGCAAGGGAAAAACCATACCAAAGATAATCAAAGTCATGGACGAAGAAGGGATGCTGCATACTATACGGGAAATACAGTTACTGACTTCGGAGGAAAAGAGCTACTCCGGCATCCAGACGGTAGAGCATTTATGCAGAATAAACCTGGGCGGAAGAATGGAAACCGTGAAGCTGGTGTATACGAAAGAAAGTTGTAAATGGGCGATTGTGGAATTATAATTGTTTTATGAATATGTGAAAGAAGGAACAAAAGTGAGTGAGAAGATAATTTTTAATTTCTTTGATGATTCGATAGAGGATAATATACAAAAACTGGTAGACTACTTTCGTTTAGAGAAGGACAAGGTTATAGAATATATAAGCAGTTTTGATAATCCGGCTGATATTACGGTTGAGAATTTTATAGTCGAGTTCGGTATTAACTTAACGAATTTTGACTGTGCAAATGTAGATATAGTATGTAGGCATATGACCGTATTGACAGAAGAAGGACTAGAGGATGTCAAAACGAAAGGATTGCTGGATTTAGTAGGAGTGCTTACTGAAGATACGGTGTTAAAGAGATTTTTATATGAAAATCAGGTTGTATTCGATGTGCAAGGGAAACGCTTAATTGTTGACGGACAGGATTATGTAATTACAACTAGTGACGATTCTTGCTTGTTTTGTATTGAGAATAAAGAAATTCGATGCGGAGTCTTCGAACGCTGCGATATAAGAGAGAAAATGGATTTTGTTGGACGCAAGTTGTATGAATTGGGCGGAACACTAGAATTTTTTGTATCTGGAACGAAAGAAGATATGGAGAGATATTCTGTCATTCACTTGAATCCGGAAATCCTTGAAACCTTAGATCAGCTATTAGGAAAAATAAAAGTAAAGACAAATCGCAAATTACCTTATGCACTATCTTATAAATGGAGAGAGCAGGAAAAAAAGACATATATATTACAATTTGCGGTAAATATGTCGGAAGTAGAAGCCTATTGTGTGTGTAACTATGAAAGAGCATATTATAATTATGAAGAAATTCTGGAATATAGCGGTTACACGCACAGCGACTACCTGATGAATAAGATACCTGAAAGAGTCTATCAAAATATGAAGATAATCGACTGGTTTTTAGCAGCCTGTTTATGTAAGGCTTGTGAATTTGGTTCTTTATTGCCAGGAAAGATAGCTGAGCCGTCAAAGATAGAGGTGTTTTTAGAATATGAATAGCAGAAGGATACAGATGTTAGACACAAGAAGTGAAGAAACAATATGTAAATCGTTAGGAAACATATTGGGAATAAGAAAAGAAGCTCTTGAAGTTTTTTGGGCGAGAACCATGCCAGATTATGTGTGCAAGCATTATTGGGAGATTGATACGGGCATATTTTATGATTACTTTAACTTAACTAAAGACGAATTTGTTCTCAATGAAGTAGTGTTTTATCATGTTACAACAAGGCTCACCGAACAAAGATTGGGAGAGTTCAAAATCGATAATCTTGAAGAAGTACTACTGTCAGATAACCCAATGACACAATTGTGTAAAAAGCATGATATTTTGTTTAAACGCGAGGATGGAATTGCAGTATATTATAAGGGAAGTAGAAAAATCTTTGATAAACCAATGGAAGCAAGACTTCGAAACAGGTTGGATAGAGTAAATGACTCTTGTGTAAATGGATTTTTCTTTCCCGAATGGATGGATAATAGTTATACAGGATTGACAGGAATGCCAGAGATTTTTTCTGATATTATGGTGTCCTTAGACAGACGAGATATTCAGCAAGAATATTTTGAGAAGAAGACATGTTATTTAGCAACTGTTGAAACTAAAATAGAAGATGTGGTTTTTGATGGGAGTAATCCCAATATGACATCCCAAGAGAAGACACAGAAAATCATGCAATATCTGTTGTGCTATATGGGATATAAAAAAACTGCATCAGATTTTTATGTTTCAAATCCGATGGTAAGACTTGCGGATAGTTATAATGTTCCAACGGATGAGATTATAGAGATAAAAGAAATTCATGATTGGAAAGAAATTTTTGAACATTAAATTCTTGTATTAACAAGGATTTTTGAGTATACTAAGGTTAAAGATATACAATAAAGAAAGAGGTGATTTGTATGAGTCCGACACAACAGATGTTAGAGTATCAAAAAGAACTGGATGAGAATCAGATGCAGGTTCGGAAAATGGTGCTTGAGAGCTATCAGGACATTGCTGCAGGCAAAGGTCGTGACTGTAACGAATTCTTCGATGAACTGGAGAAGAGATACTCTCATGCATAATTACAAAGTGATTACCTTGCCGATGGCTGAAGATGACATTCAAGATCAGACAGATTATATTGCGTTTGATTTAAAGTCGCCGGAAACAGCAATTAATATGGCAAGAGGATTTAGAAAGACAATAAATAACCTTAGTATATTTCCGCAAAGCCATGAATTTGACGAAGATGAGGAACTGGCAAAACTCGGCATCAGAAAGGCATATTATAAAAACTATAAAATATACTTTCTGATTGATGAGCCAGAACGCACAGTGTACATAATCAGAGTCTTTCATATGCTGGTTGACAGCAAGGCAAAGATATTGAAATTTTTCAAAGAGTAAATGGTCGGAATCAAGCCTCCAAGTCAGAGAAGATTTGGAGGTTTTCTTCTGCCCATTTTATACGGGAATGTGTATTGTAATCTTGCAAAAGTGTATTGTAATCTCGAAATGATGGAGGTATAATATATGTGGATAGCCAGAACTTACTAATGTAAGTTGGGCATATGATAATGCTCTGTCCGATTAAATGTAGTTTTATGCATTTAATTGGGCAGTTTTTTTATTTTTGGAGGTGATAAAAATGAAAACCAAAAGAAAACTCCCAGATAAAGAAAAGATAAGCAAAAGAAAAGAATATATGAAAGATATGGAGAAGTTAATTGCTATCGAGCCTCAAAGTAGAACACCTCCTAGGGGAATGGAGCCGGGGAATGGAAAAACGGGTAACTGCGGAAAACTGTTTGACCAAATATTTGTCTGGAATCTTCCACCCGTGATTACGTGTCCAGGTATATCTGAGTGGTGTAAAAGTAATTGTTATAATGCAGATGACCGGAGTGAAAAATTTCCGATTAATATGTGGTGTGAAAACCTATGGTGGGTGTTAAATAATAAAGAAGCATTAGAGAAAAAAATTATTTCGCAATTAGGAGAATATAAAACTAAAAGAATTGCTGTTAGAATTCACTCAAGTGGAGACTTTTTTTCAAAGGAGTACATTAGATTTTGGGAGGATATTATACAGCAGAATCCAGAAGTGAATTTCTGGGCATATACAAGGAGTTGGGCAATTGAGGAGTTAGAAGAAGAAATAAAAAAACTAGGTGAGTTAGATAATATGAAATTAATATTATCATGGGATGAAACAATGACACAGCCGCCAGATGGATTTGCAAGGAGTATTGTGCTAAGCTCTAATGAAGAAGTTATTTTAGCAGCAAATAAAAAAGATGAGGTGGTTTGCCCAGAGCAATATAGTTTAGTGTCTGGGTGTGCAGATTGTGGAATATGTATCAATAACTTGTCCGGAGCTGTTTATTTTGTTGTTCATTGATAGATTGGAGGAATGATTAATGAGTTTTAAGGCAAAATTTGTAGCTATTGGAGGGAAAAGTGGTATAGGAAAAACAACTCTGATAAATAGTCTCATCGCAATTTATCCGAGTATCTTTAGGCGACCAATTTCCTATACTACTAGACAGAGAAGAGAGGGCGAAGATAAAAGTGAGTATATTTTCATATCTACAGACGAGATAAAATTATTATTTGAGCAAGGAAAACTGGTTAATCTTGATTTTAATTATGGTAACTATTATGCTATGGATAAAATTAAATTGACACAAGATATGAAAAGTGAAAATCTTATTATAATCAAAGAAATACATCCTCAATATCATAATAAGATTAAGAAGTTAGCTGGTGAAGATTGTGTTTCTGTTTTAGTCAAAGGTTTAGAAGCAGATGGGGATATCAGAGGACGTGGAACGGAAGACGATACTTTCTATGAGTTACATGGTGAGGAAGAATTTGACTTAGTTTATATGTACGATAAAAATAGTAGTAAAGAAGATAATGCAAAGGATTTTTATCGGAAACTAATGGTTTATATCAATACGGCGAAGATGTTTCCGCCAGCAAGAGTTATTGATGTAAAAAATGCTATTGGATATACAAAAGTAGCTGATGAGTTTACAGAGGAGAAAAGAATAACCACGAGAAACTTTCATGAGGTTTCAAGAGATTTCTGGACTCATTTTATAGAGAAATTACACATCGGTGACTCAGTGCTGGAACTTGGACCTGGAAATGGCTGGTTACATAATAGCTTTGAGTGGCCTTTTGTTAATTACTGTTGTACTGATATTACTTCAAATATGAAATCTGTTTCGAATACAGCAAATGGTATTATAGCTAGTGCGAGATGTATACCAATAAAGGGAAGAAGTATTGACTGTGTAGTTGCATCTTTGGCTGATCCATATTTTTACCCAGAGATGCTATGCGAAGTAAACAGAATATTGAAGGATGAGGCATTATTCGTAGTCACATTACCAGATAAAGAGTGGGCAGATAATTTGCGAGGTGCGGACAAGCATGAAACGACATTTTTACTAGATGAAGGTAAGTCGGCAACTGTTTTTTCTTTCACATTTAGTGATGAAGAGATAACAAAGCTTGCAGAGGAATGCGGTTTTTCTATCTGTCAATTAACACATTTATGCGGCGCAGAACTAAGGGATAATGAGATATCGCCAGCAATAACCAAGGCGGCAGAAAATGCTAATAAGGCGATTGATAATTTGAATATTATTACCGTGATAATTTTAAAAAAGGGAAGGAATATTAAGGGATGAATGAAAAAACAATGAGTTTGGAAAAGAAAAAAAGTATTTTAAAAAATGTGGAAGAGCTTTTGCAGCTTTATCGAGATGGAAAACTTGGCGGAGAAATTATGCCAGAGGATGCGAACCCCGGATTAGGGAACGGAGATAGGGAAAACTATTTATATTTTACTTTGCCAATGGCTTTAAACTACCAAAGAAATTCATATAAACTTTGGGAAGCGGCAAAAGCAGCATATCTTGATGCGGAAACTAGAGATATGTTTTTTCCTGAATGTGTTGTGAAGATGGAACAAGACGAATTACGCACTAAAATGTTAAAGTATAAGGTGGCACTTCAACCGAATAAGCATATAGAGATATGGTTGCGATTGTGTAATACATTTATGGATAAATTTCAGGGAGATGTGAGGCAGCTTTTTTGGGATAATGAAAATTCTGTGAAAAAAATTAAAGAGTATATTTTAGTGAACAAGAAGAGCTTTCCATATTTATCTGGCACTAAGATTTTAAATTATTGGCTATATGTAATGACCCAGTATACAGATGCAAAACTGGAAGATAGGCAGTACATTACGGTTGCACCGGATACTCATGTCCTACAGGCAAGTGTAAGATTAGGATTGATAACACATGATGAAGTAGAGAAGCCTAATATACGAGAAGAAGTAAGCTCTTTGTGGGAAGAAGTATTTAAGGATACGGAGAGATGCCCAATAGATATTCATACGCCTTTGTGGTTGTGGAGTAGAGGCGGCTTTAAGGTGAAAGTGGGTGAATGTGATGCAGAACCATCTTAAAATTGGAAGCAACTTTGACTATCAGTTGATTGACAAGATTAAGGAAATAAATGATAAGTACACTGATAGTGTTATTGATGAAGTGTATGGTTCTAGAAGAGAAAGTTCAAGACTTACAGCTAGACCAGCGTTTCGACTTCCTGATATTGACCGAAAAACATTTTGCGAATATGTAAGGCAATTAAAAAATGTAGGGGTATCATTTAATTATACTTTGAATTCCAATTACCTAGGAAACAAGGAAGATATACAAGAGAAGGAAAGCGAGATACTTGAGTATATAAGATTTTTATCTGATGCAGGGGTTGATATAATAACTGTAACATTGCCACTTATGGCAGAATATGTCAGGTCAGTTGATAAAAAAATTGGAATTGAGATTAGTACGATTGCTCATATTGAAACAGTAACGCAAGTGGCAATTTGGAAGGAAAGGTATGGTATCAGTAAGGTATGCGGCAATTTGTACAAAAACAGAGAAGTGAAGTTCTTGAGGAATCTTGCGAATTACTGTAATAATAATGGTGTAGTTCTCACAGTTATGGTTAATGAGTTTTGCGGAAATGGGTTAAAAGAAAGAAGTGGTGCGACTAATTGCATATTCAGAGACCACTGCTATGAATTGCATTCCATTGGTTATGATAAAGATGATAGCATATATTCTGACTATCCGATGGGCAGATGTATACAAAGCAGAGCGAGAGCTGCGGATTGGCTTAAAATGAACTTTATCAGACCAGAAGATTTAAAGTTATACAATACAATAGGTATTAATCATTTCAAAATTACAGGAAGAACGGGAAGCACGAATTATATTCTTAAAGTAGCCGAGGCATATGCAGATGGATACTTTAATGGAAATATCTTGGAACTTTGGAAGCATCTTGAAACCATTACTGGAGAAAAAGATGATAACAGTTATATGCCTAATTATTATATAAATAATAGAAATCTTGAAAGATTTTTAAGCTTTTGGTTTGAAAATGAGCAACATATTTGCGCAGATGAAGAATGTGGTGTGAGTTGTACTTATTGTGATAGCTTTTATAGGAATAATATTATCGGGAAAGAATAGAATTCTTTCATAATGTGGAACTGATGGAACAAAGCGATATCAATAAAAATCTAAAGTCTTGGTAGGACATATTTAGCAACCTACTTTTATAAAGAGACAACTATTATAAGTTGATACAATTTCTTTTCAAGGTGGATTTAATGTAAAATATGCGTAGCAGAAAAGAACGACTACACTTTTACTATATATGATTGACACCGCTGCTATTTCAAAAGGAATGGTTGGAATCAAGCCTCCAAGTCAAATGAGATTTGGAGGTTTACTTCTGCCCATTTTAATTCGGAATTTTATTTCCGAAACAGACAAAGCTATGGTAAAATATCTTTGTCGGAGATTTGCAATAGGAAAAGAGCAGAACATCAAATCACTTTGAGCCATTCAATGGCTTGTCAAAAGAACACATCTTATCTTTTTCTATGTGTTTAATGAACACATTGGCATGCAGGACGATAAAGTATGCCATTTAGCAGGCTCCGAAAGGGAGCATTCTGCATCATTTTAAATCCAAGGCTTAACGAAAAGCCAGGGACTGTGCATCTTTATTGGCAACTCATGGCATGTGGAGTCGGTAGTACTGCTGTCACGTGAAAAATAATAAATTGGCCTGAAATGGCCTGAAATCGAAGGGATTTCGATAGCTTGCCCTAAATGGACGAGTCTACCGGAATCTCTTTTTTGTGTTGTTGACAATAGTTCTGACCACTAAAAATCTTCTGGGCGAGGCTGAATAACTATTGTTTTAATGGTGTGAGACTACAGGACTACTGAATGAAAAAAACATAAAACATACTTTTGGTATTAAAATACTAAAACATGAAACTTGACAAATATACACATCTTGTGCTATCTTATAATCAGTAAAAGAAACATAACTCGTATTTCAGGAGATTAAATATCATGAATAAAGATCAAGAAAGAAAAATTATGGATTATTGGGATCTTATGAGAGGAACGGTCAGGCAAGGTGATTATATTGCTGCAACAGTACTTGTAAATGAAGTTAAGAACAGAATGGCAATAACTGCTGTGCAAGAGACACCAGACACAGTTTATTCAGCACTCTTGGAGGTTGCTGACGAGCTACATATTATGAATCCATTTATTGATAAGGAAAGGTTCTTTTTTATCTACCAAGAAGGAAAACAACTTGAAAAGATGGATTGGGAAGGTGCGATTGCAAAGGTGGCTCGCTCTTCGAAAATGCCTATTCTACCAGTTCCAGTCATCAGAGTTTATGAGGAACGCTTCTCGGTTGACCCAGAATCGGTTCTTATAGCGGAAGCAGAGAAATTTGCTCCTAATCTTCTTCACATTGTTGATGAAAATATCAATTCGAGTTTTACCTTAACAACGCAAAATGCGACTTATGCAAAGGCTTTGGAATATGTATTTTCTGATTATGACAACGTCGAAATAATGCTAACGGACATATATCAATATGGTTTTATTAATAAGAGATTTGACCTGATTTTCTCATGTCCCAATATGGGTGGCAGAACACTGGCAGAAGATAAAAACTTCATGTGCAGAGAATTCGATATGGTAGCGCTTGAAAATCTATCTCTTCACCTCAATAGCGGAGGCCGTTTGGTAATAACTTTACCTGGAAGGATAACATTTGCATCTGGGAAAGTCAGTGACCTTAGACAATTCATTCAGACCAGTTACACAATTAAAGAAATTGCTGAATTACCAGAAGGGTCGCTTGAATACACAGGTATCAAGGTGTATCTGATTGATATTGAAAATACACGTCCGGACGATGATGATATCATCATTCGCAGGTACTCAGCCGGTGATCGAAAGACACGTAGGTCAGCGGTTACTTCTCTTGAGGTTACTGATGATACATTTGTAATGCTTAATGAGCTTGAGGAACAGGGAGATTGGAGCATTGATCGTATATTTGCTCAACAGGATGAAGAATATCTTAATTTCCAGAAGTCTGAGATTCGAAAAGAGTTAATCGGAAACGTTGCTCAAGTGTTTAGAGGCAAAGCTGTTAATAAGAAAGATCCAGCTGGAAATATCGGTGTTGTTAATATTTCAAATATTGGCGATTACGACATAGATTATGAGTGTTTAGATCACCTACAGGAGGAAGAACGCAAGGTTGCCAATTATCTTTTACAAGAAGGTGACGTGCTTCTGCCAGCAAGAGGGACTGCCATCCGTACAGCGGTTTTCCATGAACAGACATATCCATGTATAGCATCTTCAAACGTCATTGTGATAAGACCAGATCAGAAAAATCTTAACGGGTATTACTTGAAAATTTTCTTAGATAGTCCGATAGGAAACAAGATGATAAGTGGCGCTCAGCAAGGAATGACCGTAATGAATATCAGCTACAAGGATTTGAATGTGCTTGAGGTACCACTTCCCAATATGGAGAAGCAGAAAGCTGTTGTTAAAGAATATCAGGAAGAACTGAAAAAATATAGCGACACGGTTGCAGCAGCGGAGAAGCGTTGGAACGAAGTTTTGAAAAAGCTGCAAACGTTTTAAGGAGGATTACGAAAATGATAGGAGCAATTATCGGAGACATCGTCGGGTCTCGCTTTGAATGGAATAATAATAAAAGCAAGGATTTTGAGTTTCTTACATATAAGTGCTTTCCTACCGATGATAGCATTATGACATTAGCATTGGCACAGGCTGTTCTGGTTAGTAAGCCGGATCATAGCGATCTATCAAGGAACGCAGTCGAATGCATGCAGTCCGTCGGGCGCAACTATCCGGATTGCGGTTATGGCGGAGGATTCCGTAACTGGATGTTTTCTGACGATCCTAAACCATACAACAGTTATGGAAATGGAGCTGCTATGCGTGTAAGCGCGGCGGGGTTCGCTGCTAATAGCATTGAGGATGCAAAAGACCTTTCCAGAAAGATTACTGAAGTAACTCATAATCATCCGGAAGGTATTAAAGGCGCAGAGGCCACAGCAGTTGCTATCTATATGGCCAAGACCGGCAGCAGCCTCTTGGAGATAAGAGATTACATTGATAAGAATTATTATCCGATGAACTTTACACTGGATGGAATCAGAGCAAGCTACAAGTTTAATGAGACTTGCCAGGATACAGTTCCGCAGGCTTTGATGGCATTCTTCGAATCGACGGATTTTGAGGACGCTATTAGGAATGCCATTTCAATTGGTGGTGACAGCGATACATTAGCAGCCATCTGCGGTGGTGTAGCCGAAGCATATTATGGTGTTCCTTCAGAAATAAGAAAGCATGCCCTTACATTTTTGGATAAGCAACTTCTTAAGATCTTGGTTGCTTTTGAAAATAAGTATCCTCCGGTAATGGAAAAGAAGGTCGGTGATATTAGTGTGCCGATAGAACGTAAAGCCGAGAGAAAAGTGAATGGAATAGAACGAGAAATAATGATGGAAGAAGCTCTCCAGGCTGCTGATGATGACGTCGAAGATGCAGAGCTTACAAAAGAGGAAACTACAAGTCGGCAGCTTTTTAATCATCTCTTTGAGGCTTGTAATATTCTTCGCGGCCCTATTAACCAGGATGAATTTAAGAGTTATGTGACACCAGTCCTGTTCTTCAAGCGTATATCAGATGTTTATGACGAAGAATATGAAGAGGCATTAGAATTCTCTGGGGGCGATGTTGAGTATGCAGAAGCCGAGGATATGCATTCTTTTGTAATACCTGATGGCTGCCATTGGAATGATGTTCGTATGGTAAGCCAAGATGTAGGAAAAGCAATTGTAAAAGCAATGACAGGTATTGAAAAGGCCAATCCGGATACCTTATCTGGAGTGTTCAGCAGCTTTGACGATGCAACATGGACAGATAAGAATAAGCTGACAGATGAGCGCCTTAAGAACTTGATTGAGCACATGTCACTTATCAAGGTTGGAAACAAGAATTATTCAGCGGATATTATGGGTGATAGCTATGAATTTCTGATAAAGAAGTTCGCAGATATGTCGAAAAAGAATGCTGGAGAGTTTTACACACCAAGAACAATCGTAAAACTCATGGTAAATCTTCTCGATCCGAAGCCTGGTGAAACGGTGTATGATCCGGCTTGTGGTACAGGTGGAATGTTGATCGAAGCCATACATCATATGAATAATGATAGACTTGCTTATGGTAGGATTTTCGGACAGGAAAATAATCTTTCCACATCTGCAATTGCTCGTATGAATTTGTATCTACACGGAGCAAAGGATGTTCAGGTTAAGCAGGGAGATACGTTAAGAAACCCGCTTTTCCTTGAAAAAGGAAAGTTGAAAACATTTGATTGCGTTCTCGCCAATCCGCCGTTCGGTATGAAGAAATGGGGCGCGGGGCAATTCGAATCGGATCAATACGGACGTAATATGTGGGGCTGCCCTTCTGACTCCAGCGCAGATTTTGCATGGCTTCAACACATGATTAAATCTATGGACTCGAAGAATGGTCGGTGTGCAGTTGTTCTCCCACAAGGCGTATTGTTCCATTCGGGAAAAGAGGGAGAGATTAGAGAGCAGCTTGTTCGTTCAGATAAATTGGAAGCAGTTATCACGCTGGCCAGTGGTGTGTTTTACAGTACCGGAGTTTCAGCATGCATTCTGTTTCTCAATAATAAGAAGGAACATAAGCACAAGGGCAGAATATGTCTGATTGATGGAACAGAGATATATACACCGCAGCGAGCACAGAATATTATCTCGCCGGATAACGTTAAAACTCTTTATAAGCTCTATACCGATTATGTAGACGTTATTGAAAAATGCAAGATCGTGACAATCGATGACGTAGAAAAGGGTGGTTTTGAGCTGAGTGTAAAGAAATATATCGAGCAGAAAGCAAAGGAAGCAATACCACACGAAAAGGTATTGCTGGCGTATTATGAAGCACTTACAAAGGTACGTAAGTCTGAGGAGAAAATGAGAAAGCTGCTCATCGAAGGAGGGTATGTCAATGAGTAAGAAGATAACACAAGAAGAGCTTGAATCCTATCTGTGGGATTCAGCTGTCCTCCTGAGAAATCATATCGATGCAGGAGCATATAAGCAGTATATCTTCCCTTTGTTATTCTTTAAGCGTCTGAACGATGTTTATGAAGAGGAGACAAGGAATGCGGTTAAGAATAACGGACCGGAAGCAGCTGATTGGGAGGAAACACATAATTATGTAATTCCTGATGGAGCGCATTGGGACGATGTCAGAAATGTTCCTGAAAATGTCGGGAAGGCTATTCAGTCAGCATTTCGAGCCATTGAGAGTGCAAATAGCGACAAACTGACTGACATATTCGGAGATGGCACATGGACCAATAAGAGACGTCTACCGGACCGATTGCTAAAGGATTTGCTGGAACATTTCAGCTCGAAGACTCTTTCAATTGAGAATTGTCCGGAGGATGAGCTTGGGCAGGGATATGAATACCTGATTAAGCAATTCGCAGATGATAGTGGTCATACGGCTCAGGAGTTTTATACCAATAGAACCGTGGTCCATCTCATGACAGAGATGTTGAAGCCGGAATCAGGTGAAGCAATCTATGATCCGACATGTGGAAGTGCCGGTATGCTAATATCCGCAATATCTTATTTGAAAGATCAAAAAAAAGAGTGGAGAAATGTCTCTCTCTATGGTCAGGAAATAAATGCACTGACGTCAGCTATCGCAAGAATGAATTTATTCCTTCACGGAATTGAGGATTTTCAGATTGTAAACGGTGATACACTTGCGGCACCGGCGTTCATTGAGCGTGGTAAATTAAAAACTTTCGATCTGGTACTGGCAAATCCTCCGTACTCTATTAAAGAGTGGAGCCGTGATGCTTTCTCGGCAGATAAATATGGTCGAAACTTTCTGGGAGTTCCTCCACAGGGACGTGCTGATTACGCGTTCTTGCAACACATTATAAAGAGTATGGATGAAAAGACTGGTCGTTGTGCAATACTCTTCCCTCATGGTGTTTTATTCCGTAACGAGGAAAGTGATATGCGCGAGAAACTGGTGCGTGGAGATTATGTGGAATGTGTTATAGGTCTTGCGCCAAACTTGTTTTATAACTCACCTATGGAAGCATGCATCGTTATATGCCGCATGAATAAAACCACTGATCGTAGAGGAAAGGTTCTGTTTATCAATGCAGTAAATGATGTGGAGCGCAAAAATGCACAGAGTTATTTGACGGATGCTCATATTAAGAGAATCGCCGATGCTTACGCGAACTACAAGAATGATGATGGTTTTGCGCAGGTGGCGACCATAAAGGATATTGAGGAGAATAATTTCTCGCTAAGTATTCCGTTGTATGTGAAGCCTACTGTCGATGAGTCTGAGGTTGATACCTACACGTTGCAGCAACACTATGAAAGCTGGAGAGCATCTTCGGAACGAGCGCTCAAATATTATACGCTATTGAATGAAATGATAAAGAAAGGCGGTGAGAAGGATGTCTAAGGTTCTTTTGGGTGAAGTTTCTCACGAACGTAAAGAAACTTGTAAGGGAAGTAAAGAAGGATATCCCATTGTAGGATTGGAGCATTTGATTCCTGAAGAAATCACTCTTACAACGTGGGATGAAGGTGCTGAGAATACCTTTACAAAAATGTTTCGTAAAGGCGATGTGTTGTTCGGTCGTCGGCGTGCTTATCTTAAGAAAGCTGCTGTCGCGCCATTCGATGGAATCTGTTCTGGTGACATTACAGTGATCGAAGCAGACCCAGATAAGATACTCCCTGAGCTCCTACCGTTTATTATTCAGAATGATGATTTATTCGACTTTGCTGTTGGAAAGTCTGCTGGTTCGCTTTCACCACGTGTTAAGTGGGAGCATCTCAAAAATTACGAGCTTGAGTTACCTGATATGAATAAACAGAAGGAACTTGCAGAGCTTTTGTGGGCAATTGATGATACAAAGAAATCTTATCAGAAATTGATTGCAGCAACTGATGAATTGGTGAAATCTCAATTTATCGAGATGTTTGGATATAAAAATGATGATATGAAAACAATTGATGACGTTGCTAATATTTGTAGAGGTGCTTCTCCAAGACCAATAGCAAAGTATCTGACGGATGATGAGAATGGTATTAACTGGATCAAAATTGGCGATGTGGCAGAAGAGGATATTTATATTACTCATACTGCTGAGAAGGTTACTGAAGATGGGGCAAAAAAGTCCAGAGCTGTTGAGCCAGGAGACTTTATATTATCAAACTCTATGTCATTTGGAAGACCTTATATTGTAGGTATTCAGGGATGTGTCCATGATGGATGGCTTATCATTTCAGACTACCAGGATTATTTAGATCCGTTGTTTTTTTACTATGAACTCAGATCAGATTTGGTACAAAGGCAGTTCGACGGGTCAGCCAATGGATCGTGTGTTAAGAATTTGAATAGCGATCTTGTTAAAAAGGTTAAAATTCATATTCCATCAATGGATAAGCAAAAAGAGTTTATTGAGTTTGCAGAACAGAGCGATAAATCAAAATTTGCTGCTCGGATGTGTTCAAATCTCAATTTATCGAGATGTTTGGAGAGCAGAAAGAAAACCCTAAAGGATTGCCAATGATGACATTGGGAGAGACATGTAAATTCTTTTCGGGAACAGGTTTTCCGAACAAATATCAAGGTAATGTTCATGGAACCTATCCTTTTTATAAGGTTGGGGACATTTCCAGAAATGTGCAAGAAGGTAACGTTCGATTGAGGGCTGCAGATAATTATATTGAACCTGATATTGTGAAGGCTATCAAGGGTACGATCATTCCCCCCAATACTGTGGTTTTTGCGAAAATTGGTGAGGCTTTACGATTGAATAGAAGGGCGGTGACAACGCAAAATTGTCTTATTGATAATAATGCGATGGGAATACAACCGATAACTTCAGTAATTTGTTTGGAGTATTTTTTACAGTTTATGATTGGACTCGATATGAATGAGTATTCAACTGCAACGGCGTTACCGTCTGTACGTAAGAGTTCGCTTGAAAAGGTGAAAATAATTGTTCCTGATGTGGCAAATCAACAGCAATTTTCTGATCTCGCCATACAGAGCGATAAATCAAAATTTGCTGCTCGGATGTGTTCAAATCTCAATTTATGGAGCAGTTTGGATACCCAAAAGGCAACCCGAAAGGGATTCCAATCATGAGAATCGGTGAGTTTGGGACAGTAAAAGGAGGTAAGCGTCTACCTAAAGGCGAGTCCTATGCTGACCATATAACAGCACACCCCTATGTTCGTGTCATTGACATGATCAATCATTCTGTAAACATACCCGAGTTGGTTTACCTTACTCCGTCCACACACGAGAAGATTGCAAGGTACACCATCAGCTCAAAGGACGTATATATAAGCATAGCTGGTACAATAGGCCAAGTAGGGGCAATTCCGGATTCTATTGATGGAGCCAACCTTACTGAAAATGCGGCTAAGATCGTTCTAAATAAAGAGGCACCTGTGGATAGGGACTATCTTATCTGGTATCTCTCGTTACCAGCAGGAGCAGAACAGATAGAAGAAAAAACAATGCGCACTACGCAGCCTAAGCTGGCCTTATACCGGATTGAGGAGATAGAAGTACTTGTCCCTAAAATAGATGAACAGCGCAGGTTTGCTGAATTTGTTCGGCAGAGCGATAAATCAAAATTATTACTTCAAAACAAGTATGAGAAAATTAATCAAGACAGGAGGTTACTCACATGTTTAATGAAGACAACACAACTGAGCAGATGATTATATCTACGCTCAAGAAAAACGGCTGGGAGTACATCTCAGCAGACGACCTTGACAGAGAAGAAAACGATGTCATGGTGGAGTCTATGGTGCGCGAAGCACTTATAAGACTCAATCCCGAAATTGCAGAGGATGAGTCACGCGCAGATGAGATCATATATAAGCTGCGAACACTCTTTCTCTCAACAAATCCACAGAATCTTGTTACCCAAAACGAAGCCTTCAAGCAGATGGTGTTTGAGAAAAACTCATATCCATTTGGCGAAGACGGCAAGCAAGTGTCAATCGACTTCTTTGGTACGGAGATTAATGGCAAGCTGGATCAGAATCAGTATGTTGTTACGAATCAGTGGGTATATCCGAAGAAGGAGGGTGGAAAACGTCTGGATATCGTACTTCTCGTAAATGGATTCCCGTTTGTAATTGGTGAGCTGAAGACTCCGGTCCGTGCAGCTATTACCTGGCTGGACGGAGCACAGGACATCAACAAGTATGAGCAGAGCATCCCGCAGATGTTTGTAACGAATGTGTTCAACTTTGCTACAGAAGGTAAATGTTATCGATACGGTTCTGTTTGTATGCCAGCTGCGAAATATGGTCCTTGGCATACAGCGGATGATAAGTCTGACGGATCTTTGGCGGCAGTACAAACCAGTGTGCAGGACATGATCACGAAGTATAAGATTATGGACCTGTTCCAGTTCTTCACACTTTTCGCTACCGACAGCAAATATCGGAAGTTCAAGGTCATTGCGCGTTATCAGCAGTATGAAGGCGCCAACATGATCATCGAACGTGTGCGTGCGGGATATCCGAAGAAGGGTCTTATCTGGCATTTCCAGGGTTCCGGTAAATCCTACCTGATGGAGTTTGCCGCAGTAAAGCTTCGTATGCTTCCAGATCTTAAGAATCCTACGGTTATTATCGTAGACGATCGTCTGGATTTGGAGTCGCAGATTACAGCACAGTTCCACTCCTCTGATGTGGGCAACCTGGAATCAGCATCTACTCGTGAGCAGCTTATGACGATGCTGAGACAGGATATCCGTAAGATTATTATCACGACCATCTTCCGCTTTCAGGAAGTTACCGGTGAGCTTAGTCTGCGCGACAATATCATCGTAATGGTCGATGAGTGTCATAGAACGCAGGAAGGTGATCTCGGTATTAAGATGAGAACGGCCCTTCCGAATGCTTTCTTCTTTGGTATGACAGGTACACCTATCAATCGCGTGGACAAGAATACGTTCGCAACATTCGGTGCTACGGAAGATCGCAGCGGATACATGAGCAAGTATTCTTTTTCTGACTCCATTCGTGACCACGCGACGCTGCCGCTTAATTTTGAGCCTGTACCGGTAGATCTCCGCGTTGACAGAGATACGATGGACCGCGAGTTTGATATCCTGACACGCGACCTTCCGGATTCCGATAAAGCTGAACTTTCCAAGCGCGTTAACATGCAGGCTATCATGTACAATGAGAAACGTATTCACAAAGTTTGCGCGCATATTGCAAAGCACTTCACTGAAAAGATCCGTCCGAATGGATATAAGGCGCAGGTGGTTGTTTATGATCGCCCTTGCTGTCTGAAATATAAAGCAGAGCTCGATAAGCTTCTCGGAGAAGAGTGCTCAACAATCGTTATGGATACCAATGATGATAAGGCGGATGAATATAAGAAGTATCGCCGTTCAAAGGATGAGGAAGCAAAAATTCTCGACCGTTTCAGAGACCCTAACGATCCGCTTGAGATCGTAATTGTAACAGCTAAGTTGCTGACCGGATTTGATGCTCCTATTCTTCAGGTTATGTATTTGGACAAGCCAATGAAGGATCACACTTTGCTGCAGGCAATCTGCCGTACAAACCGTACCTTCGATGAGGGGAAGACGCACGGCTTGATCGTAGATTATATTGGAATATTCGATAACGTTGCCAAGGCTCTGGACTTCGACGAAGGCAGCATGAAAAAAGTCATTACAAATATCGAGGAAGTTAAGAAGCAGATTCCGGCACTTCTTAGAAAGTGCCTCAGCTACTTCATGGGTGTTGATCGCACCGTAGATGGATGGGAAGGATTGATGGCCGCACAGGAGTGTTTGCCTACAAATGCTGAGAAGGATAAGTTTGCAGCAGATTACCAGGTGCTGAATCGCGCATGGAATGCGGTCTCTCCTGATCCGATGCTTTCACCTATCCAGGTCGATTATGTATGGTTGACCAAGGTGTTTGAATCCGTAAAGCCTACGAACGGTGGCGGCGGACTCATCTGGGCGGCTCTCGGACCTAAAACAATGGAAATCGTGAACTCCAACATGGATGTCGGTGAAGTTCATGAGGATGAAGAGATTCTGTCACTTGATGCTGAGCTGATTGACGCATTTATTGAGAAACATAAGGGTGCTAAGAATGCTGCGAAGAAGGTCGAGATTGATCTGGTCGCTCGTATACATAAGCATTCGGATGATCCGAAATTTATGCGCTTGGGTGACAAGCTGGAGAAACTCCGTGAACAGCACGAGCAGGGTCTTATCAACAGCATTGAATTCCTGAAGATGCTGCTCGAGCTCGCAAGAGAAGCAGCGCAGGCTGAGAAGGAAGTTGTGCCGGAGGAAGAAGTCGATAAGGGCAAGGCGGCTCTTACGGAACTCTTCAACGGTGTGAAGAATACCAATACTCCTGTAATTGTGGAGCGTATCGTTACAGATATTGATGACATTGTAAAGATTGTCCGTTTTGATGGATGGCAGAATACAACCGGCGGTCGTCAGGAAGTTAAGAAGGCACTTCGTAGTGTCGTATGGGTCAAATACAAGATTAAGGACAAGGAAGTTTTCGATAAAGCATATAGCTATATTGAACAGTACTATTAAGGAGAATTCCATGAGAACAGAAAAGATTTATGCATCAAATGAGAACCACCCAGGCTATGGTGCCGGGGATGGCGACACTGAGAGATATGAATACAAATGTCCCTGCGGCAAGGGAAAAATAGTTGAAGAACATGACAACATCCCAGGATTTCGTGAGCACGACGTCTGGATTGAATGTGAGGAGTGTTCTAAGAAATATAAATTAGACACTTCGAGAGGTATTCGTAGCTGGGATCTTGTTGAGATTTAGTTAGGAGGAATACACTTGGCATATAAGGATTTCAAGAGTTACATACAAGATAAGTATTGTGACTTGCTTACTACGGCGATAAAAGAATATGTGGATAATCATCATGACGGAATAGGATTTCATGATTTTAATGTGCTGTCTTTACTGAAGCAAAAAATCGAGAACGTAGAAGTGAAATCTCTTGTATGCCATGAAGCCGGTATAGGTGACTTACTTAGAATAGAGGTCAGGACCGCAGCAGATATTGTCGAAATGAGCCTTGGAACTAAGAAAATTGAAGCGGGTAGAAAAACACGATGGTTTATTGTGCATTTGACTGCTGAACTTAATCAGGGGCTCCATGACGTAAAGGTTCAGAAGACTGAAGAAAATTATTTCGGCAGTTTCGATCCGGAAGGTGCATTAGATGCTTATTTGGTTCCATATATACGTACTGCTGATCTTGAAGATTTGGCCGATGCTTTTTTTGAAAAGTATTGTGACGATGCCATTTTTGATAGGTGGGTATTCCCATATTCTCATGTAATGAGAAAAATGCACATTCAGGCAGTTGAATCAACTCTACCAGATAATGTTTTTGGTCGTACATATTTTAAGCCGACAACAATAAAATACTGGTACAAGTTTTGGCCGACACATCCTGAAGCAGAGGTGGAAAAGGAAGTTCCTGCGGGAACTATTGTAATTAATAAAGAACATTATTTCTTAGGCAATTATGGAAGTGCGATAAACACGATAGCCCATGAATTGGTTCATTGGGAGTTTCACCGTAGATTCTTTGAGATACTGTCGTTACTTGATGAAAATGCAAATCAGCTTTCGTGTGAGGTGACGCCGGAGATTCCAAGCGATAATATGACTGGAATAGAAAAAGCTATATGGTGGGCTGAGTGGCAGGCAAATAACCTGACGCCGAGGATCGTTATGCCAAGAGAAATCTTCTTAGATGTTTTGACTCAGTGCTATGAAGACAATTTTACGCCGGTCCATTATAAGGGGCAGTATCTTGAGGAGGCCTTAGAAAAGACTGCTCAGATGTTTGGCGTTTCGAGATATGAGGCCAAGGTTAGAGCCATTCAGTTGGGTATTATGGAGGCTGAAGGAACAATGCTATACTCGGAGCGTTTTTATGTCTATCCGATATCGTTCCGTAGGTGGTCATTAAGTAAAAACCAGACATTTGCCATCGATAGAAAGAGCTATGATAAGCTGCTCAATACAAATAAAGAGTTCGCGGATCTTATTCATCAAGATTTGTTTATTTACGCCGAATGCTTTGTTGTAATAAACGATCCGCTTTATGTTAAAATGTCCGATACTCCTCACATGGAGGGAGAAATCGTACTCACCGATTACGCGAGAGAAAATGCGGATGAATGCTGCATGATCTTCGAAAGAGAGTACAAAAATGACGGAAAATTTGATTATGAGTATTATGGCCAGTGCTATTTATCAAAGGAATTAACCGAAGACCTTTTAGTAGAAACAAAACCAACAGCAGACCTTGCAGAGCAGAATGCTACACAAAGAGCAAATGCAGCAAGGAAACTGAAGGAAGAAGGTAAGAGCTTAATGGCTATTATGAGAAATTTACCGAGTTCTTTCTCTGGTACCTTTGATAGCCACATGAAGCGTGTGAAAAAAGAAAATGGCAAGAAGATGACGAATCTTGAAATGTCGATCAGGACAGGTCTCTCTGAGGACTATATCGCATCGTTGAGAAAGGATGAAAGCATAAACGTGTCTTTGCAAACGGTGTCAGCTTTATGTATTGGCCTTCAATTACCGCCTTGCTTTAGCAAGGACATGCTGAATAAATCAAGGAATAGTTTTCCATATACCGATGATGGATATTTTCAGCTGAGAATTTTGGAAGAAATGTATATGGAACCTTTATCAAGCATAAACGAGGTGTTAGTTGAGTCAGGCATAAAACCCTGGGGAAAAAATTAAAAAAATTTCTAAAAACCCGTACTTGTAGTTCGGGAAGTATATCATTAAATATCAAGGCTTTGCGGCTTTGCAGTGAATAACTGTAGCTGCAAAGCCTTTTTTTATGCTCAAAAGATGGACTCACACTCCAGATAAGAAGAATGAATAGTCAGTAAACTGTTCTTGACGATTGAAATAGGTCAGTCGTCAGTAATGAAAGATTCTCATAGTCCATAAGGCGCCAGAGGACGATGGGATGCACAGAGCGTTTAGGTAGCGGTATATGACCGTTCCAGAAACGAGATGCACCCACCGTTAGTTTACTGCGCCAATTTTGGATTGTCAGAGCTTGTGGTCATCTCGGCCCAGGCTCTTTTTGCATCCCACCGTTCACGGCTTGGACGGAAAGGATGCAAAGATGAGATTAAAGATTCGTTATGAGCAGGAGTTTCAGACTATTGAACTCGACGCAGAAGCAACAGAGGAGCTGTGGGTGTCTCTCTCCCTTGAGGGTGAAGGACTCACACAGGAGGAAAAGGAGACGCTTATCCAGGATACCTGGGAAGAACGTTTCAACAGGCCAGACTACAATAGCTGGCACAAGTTCGATCGCCATCGTGGTCGCAGTAAAGCACAGCCGGGGAAAGATGATGCCGAAGATGAGGTCGATACCAACGAACCGTTAATGGAAGAAGTGGCCGATGATCGTATCTTCCGCAAAGATGAGCTTGACCGTAAGGAGCGTGAAAGCTATTCGGCCATTTGTGATTGGGTACGTAAGGTCCTTGTGAAGAAGCCAGAATGGGCCGACGCTTTTATCGCCGTTCGAATGGACGGTGAGTCGATCCGTGAGTATGCCGCAAGAATCGGTGCGGACGAGAACAACATCACTCAGAAGTTGAAGCGTGCTGAGAAGAAGCTTAGAGAAAATTACAAGAACAGTCAGATTTGACTGCCTGCCGAGGCTACCCGTTAGAGGGTGACCTCGGCAAATTTGTATAAGGAGGCAGTTTGATATGACAAATGATATCAAAAACCAAGACCTGAAATACCGGCCGCTTGTATATGTAGCAAGCGCGTATTCCGGTGACGTAATTACTAACATAGAAAAAGCCAAGCAGTACTGCAGGTTCTCTTTGGAACAGGGGCAGATACCGCTGGCACCGCATCTGATGTTCCCACTTTTCATGAATGATGACAATTTGGCTGAGCGAGAGCTTGCAATATTCATGGATGTAATCCTTCTCGGTAAATGTGACGAGCTCTGGGTATTTGGAGATAGCATTTCAGAACGCATGGCGGTTGAGATTGAAGTTGCAAAGAAGCGTAGACAGCCAATTCGCTATTTTATTTCTGCTATGCAGGAGGTGACCGATCATGAATGAGATTAGAGCGATTCAAACGGAATACAGAGGTTACCTTTTCCGATCTAGGTTGGAAGTAAGGTGGGCGGTCTTCTTCGATGCCTGCGGTGTGGATTGGGAATATGAACCAGAAGGTTATGACCTGGGCAACGGACTTTACTATTTGCCAGACTTTTTGCTTCACGGTGTAACTATTAACCACGGATATTTCAAGAAGAATTGCGATATCTATGTTGAAGTAAAGGGTCAGATGAACGATGCTGACGCTGAGAAGATCAACCGATTTTATGCAGCAGGTTATCCAGAAGGTAATGACTGGGGCGTTTCACATACAGCAGTTCTGGTGGTTGGGAATATTCCTGACGGTGAAGATATGTGCGAGATTTTAGATAACCTGCAGACGGAAGCCTACCATGATCATCATGGATGGCCAAACTTATACAACTTCGAGACCGTTGACGGGGACTATTTTGGTGCCTATCCGGGAGTGGACAAGCACGGCAAGTTTAATCTGTTCGGCGATGACTCCACCTACCTTTGGAGCATGAACTCGGATGTGACGGAACGAGCCTATCGTTTGGCAAGGCAGGCAAGATTTCGGGAGTTCGGCTTTATCAAGATTGACATGATCATTACGAAGTCTATCAGCCGATTTTCCCGAAACACGGTAGATTGCCTGAAGTATACAAGACAGCTCAAGGAATTAAACATCGCCGTGTTCTTCGAAAAGGAAAACATCAATACGCTGGATGCCAAGGGTGAGGTGCTTATGACAATCATGGCGGCACTTGCCCAGCAGGAGTCAGAGTCCTTATCGGCAAACGTAAGACTCGGTATTCAGTTCCGTAACCAGCAAGGCAAGGTACAGATCAACCATAACTGGTTCCTGGGATACACCAAGGATGAGGACGGAAAGCTAGTCATTGTTCCGGAAGAGGCAGCGGTGGTCAGACGCATTTACGCAGAATACCTTGAGGGAGCTAGCTTCCTGCAGATCAAGCGTAGCCTGGAAGCGGATGGCATACAGAACGGCGCCAAGCATGACAAATGGTACGAGAGCAACATCAAGCAGATACTTACCAACGAGAAGTACATCGGTGATGCGCTTCTGCAGAAGACTTACACGGTGAGCATCTTGGATAAGAAGCGAGCAACGAATAAGGGAAACCTGCCGAAGTACTATGTTGAAGGCAGCCACGAGGCCATTATAGCTAAGGATATCTTCCTTCGAGTCCAGGCAGAGATAGCCAGAAGAGCAAACATCACGCCGGATGGGAAGAAGAGAATTTATAGCAGCAGGTACGCACTTTCCAGTATCGTGTTCTGTGGTCACTGTGGAGACATCTATCGCAGGATCAAGTGGAACAACCGAGGCTGCAAGTCAACGGTATGGCGATGCGTTAGCAGAGTTCTGAAGAAGGACAGTGGAATTGACTGCCCGGCCAGAACGCTGAGAGAGGAAGACTTGCATGCTGCGGTCCTCACAGCGATTAACGATGCCTAGTCTAGAAAAGCGGATATCATACCAGCTCTGAAGGAGAATATCAAAGCCGTTCTTGATGGCGGAGTTGCGGATGCCATCGCAGAAATCGACGAGAAGATAAAGGAGAAGCAGAAGGAACTCCTCGAAGCCGGACATGATGATGCCTTGATTGATAGCATTGGCGCAGAGATCATCGACCTCAGAGAAGAACATCAGGATTTGATGACTACCGCAGCCAAGCATCAGGAACTCCAGGAGCGTCTCGAAGATCTCGACAATTTCCTAGATGAGCAGACAGAGGCGATTACGGAATACAGCGAAGCACTGGTAAGGCGTCTCATCGAGAAGATAACGGTTTACGACGAGAAGCTGGTGGTCGAGTTTAAGTCAGGTCTTCAGATCGAAGTGGAAACATAATCAAAGCAAGCGAGGCAGTCGGAAATGATCCGGCTGTCTTTTTTTGTCGTGTTTTGATGAAATGTTCATATTCTTGTGGTATAATGAGTTGAACTAATAGTGAAATCTAGTTGAACAGAAAGTGCTGCGGTGGAGAATATGCTTAAAAATAATATTGAAATAGATGTAAAAGTTAAGTGCGTAGAAGAACAGACCACTCAAGCAGAACTCGCTGAGAAGGTAGGCACATCTCCATCATATGTGAATCGTCTTATCAAGAGTCCAGAAAAGATTGTGAATAAGACATTTGTCCAGATGATGGAACAGCTCGGCTATGACATTGAGCTTACTTACGTGAAAAAGACCAAGTAAAGGAATTGTAGCTATATGAATAATGAGATTAAACTCGACACAAAGCTTGTCGGGGATATAACAGGAGACTTTTATGTTCCTTCTTACCAGCGTGGTTATCGTTGGGGAGAAACAGAAGTAGTTCGTCTGCTCGATGATATTTATTCTACTGAGGGCAAACGCAACTACTGTTTACAGCCGGTTGTAGTAAGAAAAAATGGTGACAGATATGAATTGATTGATGGGCAGCAGCGTCTAACAACTATCTATCTTATATACCGTTTTATGAATGAAGAGAGTTTTGGCTTTATAGATGAGCCGAGATTTACCCTTTCATACGAAACCAGAGAGAAGTCTGAGGAGTTCTTAAAATCAATCGACGAATCCCGCAAGGAAGAAAACATTGATTTCTGGTTCCTTTGTGCTGCTTATGAAAGTATCAAGAAATGGTTTTCTGCAAGGGACAGAAAATCTACTCTGACAAATGTAAATAAGTACTTTGATGAAATCGTAAAAATTATCTGGTATGAGGTTGGAGAAGCTGAGGACGCGATTGGTCTCTTTACACGTTTGAATATTGGTAAGATACCACTTACAAATGCAGAACTGGTAAAAGCTATGTTTCTTAGCAAAGATACTGACGAAGATGTCGATAAGGAAAAACAAGAAGAGATATCTCTTCAGTGGGATAACATGGAGAAGGAACTCCACAACAATTCTCTGTGGTACTTCTTGACGAATAAAGCAAATGCTGACTATCAGACAAGAATAGATCTCGTGTTGGATCTTATATCAGGAAAGCCAGCTGATAATAGGGAGAAGTATTATACATTCTTTAAATTTGATGAAATGCGTCAGACCAAGTCATTAGACAGCATCTGGCGGAGCATCCAGCAGACGTTCTTAGTGTTGAAGGATTGGCATGGAAACCATGAACTATATCATAAGATTGGTTATCTTATTGCGTCCGGAACACTGACACTTCAGAAGATTTTCGACCTCTCGAAGGATAAGACTAAGGATGATTTTAGGGACTCCCTTGATGGCTATATTCGAGACAGCATAAAAATTAAGGGTAACTACTCAGATTTAAGTTACGAGAAACCATTAGATCAGAAAAAGATTGCCACATTGCTTCTATTATTTAATGTTGAATCAGTCCGAAGAAATGGTGAGCATTCTCAGTGGTTCCCGTTTGATAAATACAAATTTGGCAGAGGTGGCAAAGTGACCTGGAGCCTGGAGCATATTCATGCGCAACAGTCAGAAGGTTTACGAACACAGGAAATGTGGAAAGAGTGGCTCACACTTCATATTCCGTCTGTAAAGTCTGTAAGTGATGATTCTGAAGAATTGATCGAACTTATGAATAGCGCTATTGCTAAGGATAAACTGGAACGTCAGGAGTTTGATGCAATTCAGCAGAGAGTTGTAGACTTACTTTCGGTTAAGGGTAATACAGAGTATTTGCATTCAATTGCTAATATGGCACTGCTGAGTTCGACGGACAATGCTGCGTTGAATAACTCGACGTTTGACGTAAAAAGAAACGAAATTATTAAAATGGACAAGGCTGGCCAGTATATTCCATTCTGTACAAGAATGGTGTTCCTGAAATATTACACGCCGTCCGCAGATAATCAGCTCCATTTCTGGGGACACGCAGATAGGGTTGCTTACGTTGATGCAATGAATACAGTGCTGGTAAATTATCTCGAAGAGCCAATCGTTCTAGAAAAGGAGGAAGAATAATATGGCGACTACACTTCACTCCTTTATAGACATTTTTGATACAACATTTGGAGAAGGCCCGGAGGCTGTGCAGCTTAAAAAGATCATCATTCCAATTATCCAAAGAGATTATGCACAGGGCAGAAAAGGATCTGATGTAGCTCGCGTAAGAGGTAGATTTCTTGAGTCTTTATATAAGGCAGTAACAGAGAAACCAATTACGCTCGATTTCGTTTATGGCGATATAGATGATGAAGGAAATATGACACCGCTGGATGGCCAGCAGCGCCTTACTACATTATTTTTGCTTCACTGGTATGCAGCAAAAAAAGGTAACATATCGGAAGAGAATTACGAGTTTTTGAAGAAGTTTAGCTATGAGACCAGATACAGTGCGAGATATTTCTGTATTGATCTGGTAGATTATAAACCTGAATTCAAAACAGCAATCTCAAAGGAAATTGTAAACCAGGCATGGTTCCCGCTCGATTGGGAGAATGATCCTACAATTAGCTCAATGCTTGTAATGCTTGATGCAATTGATGACAAATTCAAGGATGTTACTGATCTCTGGGATAAGCTCAAAGAAAACTGCGTTACATTCTACTTCCTTCCTATTAAGGATATGGGACTGACTGATGAACTCTACATAAAAATGAATTCACGTGGTAAGCCACTTACTTTATTTGAGCATTTCAAAGCAGAGCTTGAGCGTGAAATTCGCAGTATAGATGAACAAAGAGCAAATCGTATCATGGGTAAGATTGACCGTGATTGGACAGATCTATTATGGGAATATCGTAATAGCGGCAGTGGTTCTTCTGACGATAATATTATCGATGATGAATTTCTGCGTTACTTCAAGTTTATTTGTGATGTAATTTGCTATCGCCAGAATGAGTCACCACTGGGTAGAAGCAATGATGCGTTTGATCTTTTGCAACAATACTTCTCAGCTAAGTGTCCTGATGCAATTAAGAACATTGAAACAATGGAGAGCTTCTTCGATTGCTGGTGCAATATTCCTGGATATGATTCTCCGACAGACTTCTTGAAGTCTTTCATGGCTAACAAACATGAGAGTGGTAAAATTCTTGTTGAGAACCGATTTAACCTGAATATATTTGAGGATTGCTTACATGCATATTCCGATAAAACCGGCCGTATCAGACAGTTCCCGTTAAATAGAATTGTGCTGTTATATGCAATTACTACATATCTGCAGAACGTTGATAAGGTTACAGAGGCGGATTTCAGAAGAAGAATTCGTATTGTAAATAACCTGATCCGAAATTCTGAGGATGAGGTTTCAGACAGAACAGATAGAAATAGAATGCCAGCTATTTTGGCGGAAGCAGATGCTATCATCATGAATGGTGCTATTGACGATTCGATCGAGAATAACTTTAATGTAAGTCAGCTCTCAGAAGAAAAAGAGAAGATTACATTTATTGATGCCAATCCAGCTATGCAAGAAACCATGTTTGAACTGGAAGATCATTTCTTGCTTAACGGACAGATCAGTATCGTCGGTCTTGAGAACCTTGCATTCACGAAGCGATTTGAATCTCTGTTTAAGTGCAGCCTTGATAGAATTGACTGTGCAATGATGGCATTAGGAGATTATGGACAGGTTGAGAGAAATAAGTGGCGTTACCAGTACGGATCGACATATCAATTTGCATGGGACGGGTTATTCCATAAGAGTGCGAATTCTGGATTTGATAACACAAAGAGTATTCTGATTTCGTTGTTGGATACCAATGAAGAATTCACAAATGAGGTACTTAAGAAGATAGCAGATGATTACTTACAGGAGTGCGAGAGTAACAACCTGTATCCATTCAGATACTACTACATCAAGTATCGTGAATACCGCCCAGGCGCATATGGAAAGATGCATAACAATTCAGCTGCAGCAAATCCATATATGTTCTTGGTTATGCAGACAAGGACTCAGATGTCACAGAATGGATAGGTTACAATTAACTGGACAGATTTTTTAAGGTCATATAATCTATAATAAATACACGAAGGAGCACTCTTTA